AAAGAACTCTTACAAGAAACAGGGTTCTTCCGAGCCAGACTGGAAAGGCACATTCATGTATCAAGGTCAAGTCATTACCTTTGGTGCTTGGGAGAATGATGCTGGCTTTGGCACTTACTACAACATCAAGTTGAACGACCCTAACTGGAACAAACAACAGCAGCAGTACCATAAAGAAGTAACTGACAAGCCAGCACGGTCTTATCCAAAAGATTCAGATGTCCCTTTTTAGGAGTAAAACATGATTGAAAGAACAAAAGAGTTTTATAACAATCCCATGCCTGACCCTTGGATTCATCGTTCAGAGGGTATGCGTTGCAAAACTTGTATTTGGTATGTACCCAAAGTTCCATCTAACCCCGACAAACCGCAGGATTACCGTGGTATTGGTCGTTGCCGTAGACACGCACCAACAATGAACGGATACCCTGTAGTGTGGTGTGATGATTGGTGTGGTGACCACCGACTAGATGAAAACAAGGTCTGATGGCTAGTTTCTCTCTCCCGTTTCCCCCAAGCGTTAACACCTATTACCGCAACTTTCGCGGTCACATGGTGATGTGCGCCAAAGGAAGGGAGTTCAGAGAAGCTGTCCAAGTATTTGTAATTGAAAACAACATTCCTAAGTTTGGGGATAAAAAATTGAAACTAACACTAATTCTGCGTCCTAGAGACAAGAGAAAAATAGACATCGACAACCGTATCAAAGCGGTACTTGATGCACTAGAACACGCTGGAGTGTTTGACAACGACTTCCAAGTTGACCACATTGAGATGATTCGAGGAGAACAAATCAAAGGCGGTCTGCTTCATGTAGTCATAGAAGAAATGACCCCCCGGCATCCCGAAGTCGAGTCCCCAGAGGACAGTTAGGAACGTGACGGGGCAGCGTTTCGGGTAGCCCCACTAATTCAACAACAAAGGAAAATCATGGAATCAATCCCAATCCCAGAAGCAGGAATCGTAGAAGTGCAAGAGAAGAAACACATCTTTGTTGCAACACCAATGTACGGTGGTCAATGCTTTGGTTACTTCACACAAGGCTGTTTACAGCTACAAAAACTAGCCATGAATACTGGCATAGATGTAACCTTCTCTTTCCTCTTTAATGAGTCTCTAATACAGCGAGGACGCAACCTCTTGGCTAACGCCTTTCTGAAGTCCAAATGCACCCATATGCTCTTCATAGACTCAGACATTCGCTTTATCCCTGAACAGATATTGCCAATGCTAGAAGCCGACAAAGACATTATTTGTGGCATCTATCCCAAGAAGGAAATCAATTGGCAGACAGTACGCAATGCTATGGCTGCCGGTGTGCCTGACAGCGAACTAAAGAACCATACAGGCAACTTTGTAGTAAACCTTGTGAACTATGAGGAGACAGTCACAGTTCCAATTGGTGAACCCTTGGAAATTTGGAATGGCGGCACAGGCTTCATGCTCATCAAGCGCGAGGTCTATGAGGGTCTAGTAGGGAAACTACCTACATACCTCAACAATGTGATGGACATTCAAAATCCTCAGAACGGGGAAAAGATTAACGAATTCTTTGCTACTTGCATAGAAGAAGAATCAGGACTCTTACTCTCTGAGGACTACTACTTCTGTAAGAAGGCTAGAGAGAATGGCTTTAAGGTATGGGCAGCGCCTTGGGTAGACCTAGCCCATGTCGGCACATACGCCTTTGAAGGTCAGCTTCTCAAGACACCATAAAAGTACAAGTCATGGGCAATTTCGTTAACACCAAACTGGTACTCAACGAACTTGCTCATGTCGCAGTTGTCCTTAAAGTCTTTCTCTGTAAGGTTGCGATAGTAATCTCCGCAGAACGGTGCATCTTGTGGGTTTGTCTTGCGTGTGCCGTGTTCGGCTCTGCCAGTTGTAGCGCAGGAGAAGAAGACCAACCCGCACCCCATCCGCGTCATGTTGTTGAATGTCTTAACCCACTCAGGGTTATGCTCAAAGCACTCACAACTAGCTATCACATCAAAGCTGTTATCAGGGAAGACCAGCTCTTCACCTTTTGCTACCAAATCAACTCCCGTACCTATGCCAAGGTCAACGCCAAGGTAAGCACAGTTCTTAAAAAACGGGCGTATTGAGCCATTTAGGTCAAGGCTGCCGACCTCTAGGACTCGTCTGTTAGCAAAGTATTGTGGGAATTTCTCTCTGACAAAGGAGACAAACTCAAGTTGTGCAGGATGACTCACCGGCAACCCCAACGCTTACGGGCTGCTTTGCCTCGCTCACCCTTCCAGTTCTTAGAACGGGCGCAGAAAGACTTGTGGCGAGGTCCTGACTTGGTAGGTGCTTTCAACTTGCTGCCTGTTGCTTTGTTGTACTTAGCCCGACCTTTAGCAGTCAAGCCACCACCAGCGCTGACAGAGAGCTTTTCTTTGCGACCAACAGATAGATTAGGGGATTTCTTTCTAGGCATTGTGATACTCCTCTTCAGTCAGGATGCCAATCTTGTACTTGCCTTCAGGCTTGTAGATTGTTAACGATTGCTGGCGCATCTCAGGGGCAAAGGATATGTGCATCCACCGACCGTATTCGTGAATCATTTGGTCAAACTTGATGCCAGCGCCTATAACAAGCTGACATAGCGCATAAGGAGTGTGAGCAGTAGAAGAGCAGTCAATAGCCCAACCATCCATGTGGCTGGATACCTTAGAACCGCCAACAGCCACGTTGACATCAGGCAAGCGTAGCCAAGAATTAACACGAAGAGCGCCTGTGACATTTCTGACTGCCTCCAACTGTTGAGCAGCCGACTTCATGTTCTCTAACTGTCTCTCGTCTGGCTGATTGTTAATGTGCATCCGAATAGCTGTCTCGCTATACGTTGCCTCATCAAGAGTAAAGTGTTCTGAGAGATTCATTTTTTCATCATGCCTTTCATCTCCTCTGTCTTGTCTTTGCTTCCTTGGCTAGAGCCAAAGTAAAACGATAACACTTGACCGGCAGCGCTAGTAATAAAGCCTAGAGCAAAGATAACCAATTGTTGTTGGTCACTAGGCGTATCTACAAACATCAATATGCCTATGAGGGTAAAAGCTAGACCAACAACACCCAAGGCTAGGATAGGTACAACTAACTTCTCTAGCTTAGTAGAGTTTTCAGAAGTAGCAACAGCAGCATAAGCCTTGCGAGCAGAGTCTCTGTCTTGAGCATCTAGCTTGGCGTACTCTAATTCCAATTCAGCTAACTTTTGAGCCGCTTGTGGGTCACCAACAATAGCCTTGGCTACTTCTTCAACAGAGTCACTAACACCCAACTTAGAAGAAATAGCAGTAATAGCGGCAGCGCCCAAAGGACCAGCAACAGCAGTAGCGAGAGTTGGCGCAACACCTTTGAGCAAGTTGAGTAAATCATTCATTTCTTGAGTTCCTGTTTAAGTTTACGAAGTTCCTTGATTTCCTTCTTGAGCTGCGCTTTCATGTATAGGGTTTCTATGTAGGCTATTGAAGTTGTTGCAACAATGATGCACAAAGACAGCGCACTCAAAATCCATCCGACAAGACGCGCAGTTGCCACATTAGCCACCCAAAAAGTAAAGATATGAACATCACGGCAATTACCCCACTCGTAAATTCAACAAACTGGATTTCCTCCTGTTCCTTCTTCCACCTTGCCAACCTAGCCCTACGAATCATCTCTGACCTAGCCCACTCCTGTTCTCTCTCAATCTTATCGTGCATCTTCAAGAATCTGCTGTACAAATCCTTCAACTCAGGCGGGGCATACACCATCGCTTCCCTAGTCTGTTCCATCAACTTTTCCATCTGCAACTCAATCAAAGCCCTCTCAATGGCTTTCTTTGATGTGTTTTGCTCTGGATTGAATTTAGTCTTGGACTCCTCTTCTAGTTCACGATAGAAGTTTGTAATCTGTTGTTGCGTGTCAAAGAGGACACCGAGGTTTGTCCCAATGTCGCTAATGAGCTTGAGTTCCAGCTCTTCATAAGACTTCTGCTTGGCAGCGACTTTTGCCTTGGTGACTGGCTTTGGTAACTCTGCTTTTGGCTTAGAGACAAATAAACCAACGAACCATTGCCAAATACCCTTGATTGCTTTGACATCATCGAGGACACCCTCAACGGTCTTCTTTGCGCCCTCAAGCTCCATTCTCCCTTGGTGAAGCATCTCGCAACCGCTTTTGATAAAACCATAAGCCGTCTGTGCTGCCAACAAGAGAGAGAACGGGTCAATGACTTACCTTACAAGCCCTCACCGGGCGTAAAGTAGCACTCTGATGCAGCCTCACCGATAAAGGCAACATAAGTGTTTCCAGAGCTAATTTGGTTTGGCACGGTGAAAGACTTAGTTGTCCCCGGCACAGATACCAAGCAATATTGCGGTGAGCCGTTAGTTGGCAGAGTTACCGAAATACTTGCATTAGAACTAACCAAGAAATACACAGGCTGCCCAGTAGCACCAGTAGGTTGATGGTTTGCCACCAACAATTGATTACAAGGGCTATCAGCCGTGATGGTAAGGGTTTGGCTAGTAACCGTGACATTGGCTTTGTAAGTCTTGCCCTGCGCCTGAAAGGGAATGTTATTAGCCATTAGTACACCTTCTTCTCTTTCACAGAAGTTGGTGACAACTTAGTGTTCAAAGGGCTAGTAGTCGGTGTTTGGTTGCCAGACATATCAATGACTGAACGATAACCACCAGAGGGCAGTTGACCGGGTTGCCAGCGAATCATGCCAGCAGAGCCGTCACGGGGTAATTGGGGGCGAACCGATTTAGCAACTTGTTGGTTGCTCTCATGGTCACGCTGATGTGGTCTGCTCTTGCTCATTTGAAGTCCTTTCTTTGACTCTTACTAAAAGGTAACTGAAAATTACGAATATCGCAAGGGTGGTCACACGCTCCCATGTCGGATTCCACATTGTCCACCCACACATGATGCTGGTCGAAATTAGAACCAAAATCGTGATGAGCCGGTCTGTGATAACGCCTAGAGCTAATCTGACCAAAGCAATCCCGTCCATACTTATCCCCTTTATTGATGAAAACCATAGTCTAACCCTATTCGTCTTCTTCATCAACATTAGCAAAGCCAGCACCCCACTCGTCATCCGACATCTTGAGCTTGATAGCCTCAAGTTTTAGGGCGCGGTCAATCACCT